ATCAGGAGCTGGTGCCGGCGGTGAACATCACGGCGGAGCAGCTGAAGGCGTTGCAGGCGGCCAACATCACGGACGGCGGACAGGCGGCGGGCAGCATGACGCTGAAGGCCTACGGCAAGGTGCCCACCGTGGACATTCCCATCCGTGTCATCAAGGAGGGAGAGTAAAGAAATGCCTACTATCATTCGATTTGGCGGCGGCGCCGGGGACGGCGCGCAGAAGCTGGTGGTGAACGTGGACAGCGGCGCCACGGTGACGGCCCGGAAGGGCAGCGTGGCGGTGAGCGCCGTCAGCGAGAACGGACAGGCAGTGCTGGAGCTGGACGAGGCGGGCACCTACACGGTGAGCGCCAGCAAGGATGGCACCACCACGCCGGACGTGAAGACGGCCACGGTGCCGCAGGAGCTTACCCTCAGCTTCATGGCGGCGGAGCTGGACACCAACAGCTGGGAGATGATCAAGGCGGTATCGGACGCCGGGCAGGGGGCCAACTACTGGTCCGTGGGCGACACGAAGGACGTGACGCTCACCGGCAACTGGCAGAGCCTCAACGTGTCCAATGTGACCGTCAAGGCGTTCATCATCGGCTTTGACCACAACAGCGCCGTGGAGGGTGAGCACCGCATCCACTTCCTTATGGGCAAGATCGGCACCGCCATGGTGGCCTTCTGCGACAGCCAGTACGGCACCCAGACCAGCGGCGCGTACTTCACCATGAACACCGCGAACACCAGCTCCGGCGGCTGGGAGGCCTCCCGAATGCGGAAGACGGTGCTGGGCAATAGCAACACACCGGACGTGCCCCTGGAGGGCAGCCTTATAGCGGTGCTGCCGGAGGAGCTGCGGGCGGTGATGAAGCCGGTGACGAAGTGGACGCAGAACAACTCGCCGTTGATGGCGACTGCCACCACGGATTACACGTTCCTCATGGCGGAGTTTGAGATCTTCGGCGCGCGGACGTATGCCAACAGCGACGAGCAAAGTAAGCAGGCGCAGTACGACTACTTCAAGGCGGGCAACCCCAAGGTGTTCTACAAGCACTCGGCGACCACCACGGCGGTCAATGCCTGGCTGCGCTCGCCGAATGCCAGCTACAGCAACTATTTCTGCCGTGTGGGCGCGACGGGCACCGCGTACGACTACTATGCCAGCTATTCGCTTGGCGTGGCCCCCGGCTTTTGCGCGTGATCGGGCGAAGCCCGGCATCGGAAAGACTATCCCCCGGCGGAAGCCGGGGGGACGAAAGGAGAAGGAGCCGAAATGAGCGTACCGGCCTATAAGAGACAGAAGCCTGATCCGGAAAGGCCGCGGGATCCGGAGTTCGTTCTGCTGAGTAAAAAGCTGTATGTGGAGGTCATCGACCTGCTCTCGTGCATGAGCGCACGGTACGGCCGGCTGATCGCCGTACCGACGGCGGAGCTGGCCGGGGAGGTACAGGACTTTGCCGTGAAGGCCAACGACGTGTTCCCCAGCGACGGGCAGAAGCTGGCGCTGCGGCGGGAGTACCTGCTGCGCTGCCACGCTGCGGCCAAGGCGCTGGGCGAGAGGATGGACAAGGTGCACGAAGTGCTGCGGTCCAACCCGGAGGGTGCCTTCCGCAACGGCAAGGGCGTCACGCTGAACGCCGAGGCAGCACTGAAAAAGCTGCACCGGATGGAAACGGATGTAGGCGCCGACTGCGTGGCGCTGCGTAAGAAGCTGGAGGCGGTGGCCGACAGCGATAAGCGCCGGTATATGGCGCAGGAAAAGAAAAGGAAGTCATAAGACTATGGGTGTGTCTCTGAATAAGTGCCCGACCGTGTTGGCGGCGGGAGGCGGTCAATGCCTGGCTGCGCTCGCCGAATGCCAGCAACAGCAACAATTTCTGCAATGTGAACACGTCGGGCACCGCGAACAACAACAATGCCAGCAATTCGCTTGGCGTGGCCCCCGGATTTCGTGCCCCCTCTACGCTTGGAGGGTGAGCAGGTCGAACAGCAACAGGACCTTGCGCGAAAGGAGAGGCACTTCCCGCGACGGCGCACGCCGTCCGAAACCGTCTTCCGCACCGCTGCACGGACGCTTGCCGGAACGCCAAGGAACGGCGTTCCGACACACCCGCCGGGACTATGGCGGGCGCTTGCATGGCGGAGAATGTGCCTACCTCCGTTTCATGTGCCGCGGGAGAGCAGAGAACACGCCGGGCGGCACGGCCCGACGCTGCCGGGAGACTACCACATGACAAGCGCGGAGCGCCGGGGGGGCGCTATCAACGACGGAAGGCACGGCGGCAGGAGCACAGGCGGCGGCACATGGCGGCGCTGGGCACGCTGGAGGACATCGCCCGGTTCGACCGGATGTACCAATGCGGAAAGGACTGCTGCCGGGGCGTGCGGTGGAAAACCAGCATACAGGCATTCGAGGCGGAGCTGTTTCTACGGACGGCGCAGAGCTGCCGACTGGTGGAAAGCGGCGCATGGCAGCCGCAGCGGAGGCCGGTGCACTTCACCGTGATGGAACGGGGCAAGGTCCGGCCCATCGACGCGCCCCATGTGGACGACAGGCAGGTGCAGAAGGTACACAGCCGGTTCGTGCTGACGCCCTGCTACGGCCCCGCCATGATCTACGACAACGGGGCAAGCCAGCAGGGCAAGGGCCTGGAGTTCGCCTACCGGCGGCTGAAAAGGGCACTGATGCGGCACTACCGCCGCTATGGCCGGGAGGGCAGCGTGATCCTGTGCGACCTCAAGGAGTTCTTTCCCTCGGCGCCGCGCCGGGCACTGCTGGACCGCCACCGGCGGTATATGCCGGAGGGGCCCATCCGGGCACTGGCGGACGAGATGGTGCTGACGGCACCGGAGACTGAGCCGGGCCGGGGTATGCCACTGGGCATGGAGCAGAGCCAACAGGAGATGGTGGCTCTGCCGTCGGCGGTGGATAACTGGCTGCGGTGCCAGATGCACATGGAGGCGCAGCACTACATGGACGACTATGTGATCCTGGTACCGCCGGACGTGGACGCGGCGGCGGTGCTGGAGGCGTTCATCACACGGTGCGAGGCGCTGGGGCTGCGTGTAAACCGCAGGAAGTGCCGCTATGCACCGCTGCGGCGGCCCTTCCGCTACTGCAAGACAAAGTTCCGGCTGACGGAAACGGGCCGGGTGGTGACGCACCGCACCGGGGACGCACAGAGGCGCTGCCGGCGGAAAATGCGCCTGCTGGCCGCCAGGGGCGACTGGGAGGGCGTAAGGGCGCAGATCGTGAGCGCCAAGGGCTACTACAAGAGACACAACGACAACGGACGCTTGACAGCGCTGCGGGCGCTGCACAGCGCACTGCGAAAGGAGAGGGCGGCATGAGGTATGTATGTCACAGACGGGCGCGGTTCGAGGGCATATCCGGCAGGGTGAACATCCCCTACGGCGCCGCGCTGGAGAGGCGGGGCGACTTCCTGTACTACCAGGGACGGCAGCTCTGCGCGGTGGGGAGCCAGCGGGCCCACGAGCATTTCAAGCGGGACGACGATGGGCAGGGCCTGCGGCGCGGGGCGCTGACGGAGGCCATCTGCAAAACGCTGGAGCGCCGGGACGCCGGACACCAGGACCGATGGGACCGGGTGTGGGCGGACAAGCTGTGCGGGAAGTACCGGCACCCGGACCACGAGGACCACTTCCTCTGGGGCAACGCCTTCTTTGAGGCACCCATCGCAGATCTGAACTACATCGCCGCGCTGGTGGGCGCGGGAAAGGAGCGTTAGACCATGTATGTATTCAAGAGGGACGGCCAGGAGGTGGCCGCGCAGGAATGGCCGGTGTGGGTACAGCTGCAGGAAAACGGCTGCTACGGCCTATGTAATGCCGCTGACGCGCAGGGCGTAGTGCTGGGCGGGGTGGTATACTCCCTGAGCAACCGAACGCCCATGGAGGGCACGGAGGAGGTCGCGGCGGAGGTCGTGGAGAGCGTGCCGTACCTGCGGGAGAAGGTGGACACGCTGGAGAGCCGGCTGGCCGTGCAGACGGCGGCCACAGAGGTGGCCTTTGTGACGCTTGCGGAGGCGGGAAGCATCGACCAGGCCACGGCGGGTAAGCACCGAACGATGTTCGCCGAGTGGACCACAGGCGTGGCCTATACGGTGGGCCAGCTCCGCAACTACGGCGAGAAGCTGTACCGCTGCGTGCAGGCCCATACGTCCCAGACGGGATGGGAGCCGGACAAGGCGGCATCCCTGTGGGCGGTGGCAGCGGATCCGGCGGAGGCGTGGCCGGCGTGGAGCCAGCCCACCGGTGCGCACGATGCCTACGGCGCCGGGGACAGGGTGAGCCACAACGGCAAGCACTGGACCAGCGACGCGGACGGCAACGTGTGGGAGCCGGGCGTGTACGGCTGGACGGAGAACGCCGATGGGTGAGCTGGAGGTCATTGAGGCGCTGTGCTGCCTGGTGGAACGCGCCGTGGCCGTGATACGAGATGAACAGACGAAGGAAGCGCTGCTGCGGGAGCTGGACGCTGCCACAGGGGCGGAGGACATGACGGAAGCGCCCTGATCGGGCGCGGAAAGGAGCGAGACATGAAAGAGACTATGAACCCCATTTCTGCGGTGGTGGCCACGGCGCTGGGTGTGCTGAGCGCCTATATGGTGCAGCTTTTTATCCCCCTGATCGTGCTGGTGATCGCCATGGTGGTGGACTACGGCACGGGGATGACCAAGGCGTGGTCTGCCGGTGAGCTGTGCAGCCGGACGGGCATCAAGGGCATCCTCAAGAAGGTGGGCTATCTTGTGATCGTGCTGGTGGCGATGGGCGCGGACTATCTGCTGCGCTACGGCATGGAGCGGGTGGGCATCCACATCAACGTGGATTTCCTCATCGCAGCTATTGTGATCGCATGGCTGATCATTAACGAATTGATCTCCATTCTTGAGAACGTGGCGGCCATCGGCGCGCCGGTGCCGAAGTTCCTGGTGACGCTCATTAAAAAGCTGAAGAACGTTACCGAGAGCCACGCGGAGACTGTGGCGGCGGACACGGAGGGCGCGGGCGATGAAAATTAACGAGGTGGACTACAAGTGGAACGGCTCGCTGACGAAGCGGGCCGCCACCACGCGGATCATCCTGCACCACGCAGCGGCTAAGACCTGCACGGCGCAGCAGATCCACAGTTGGCATCTTGCCAACGGCTGGGTGGGCATCGGGTACCACTTCTTTGTCCGTAAGGACGGCTCCGTCTACCGGGGACACGGTGGGCGCCCACGCCGGCAACAACAACTACGACAGCATCGGCGTGTGCTTCGAGGGCAACTACATGACGGAGACCGCCATGCCGAAGGCCCAGCGGGCAGCGGGCGCGGAGCTGGTGGCCTATCTGAAGCAGAAGTACGGCATCACGAAGGTACAGAAGCACCGGGACGTGAACGCCACCGGGTGCCCCGGCGACAACTTCCCCTTTGAGGCCATTGCCTACGGTACGCCGGTGGAGCCGGAGAAGCCGGAGGAGCCCTGCGTGAATATCACGCTGGCGCTGTATATGCTGGCCAAGGGCAGCAAGAGCCAGCAGGTGAAGCTGCTGCAGCGGACGCTGATCGGCTGGGGCTACAGCGTGGGCGTATACGGCGCGGACGGTGATTTCGGCGCGGCCACGGAGAAGGCGGTCAAGAAGTTCCAGACAGCCAACAAGCTGGCCGCCGACGGCATCGTGGGCAAGGACACATGGACGGCCCTGCTGAGAGCGTAAGGAGGTAAGGGATATGGCAAGGTACAACGGAAACATCATCCAGACCACCAATAGGAACAAGAATAACAAGACCACCGGTACCGGGAACAACCGGGGAGGCACCAAAGCCGGGGGCATCATCAACGGCGCGCTGACCGGCGCTGTCTTCGGCGGCGGGGGCACCGGGATCAAAGGCGGATCCTCCGGTGGGAGCAAGGGAGCGGTCTCTGCGCCTCCGGGCTATAAGACCGTACAGGTGGGGCGTCTTACCGGCGTAGCGAAGGATACGAGCTCCTCCGGCGGCACCACCAAAAGCAGCGGCAGCAGCGGTTCCGGCGGGAGCCTTGCCGGCGGCGTGGCCGGGGCCATCGCCGGTGCGGTGAAGGACGCTGCTAAGAACGTGGCACAGGGGAGCTACTCCGGCGGGAGCTACGGTGGAAGCTCCGGCAGTTCCGGCAGCTACTCCGGCAGCGGCTACAACAACGGCGGCCTGAGCGCTGACCAGGTCCGGCAGATGCAGGAATACTACGGAACCACCGCGGACGGCCTGTGGGGCGCGAATTCCAAGGCGGCAGCGGGCGGCATGAGCGCCGCCGAGGCGTGGAACGCCTACCGGGAGGCACTGGCGCAGGACGAGCTGAACGGCGATATGTCGTGGGAGAACTTCCTGGACCGCATGGGCGGCACCGACTATGAGCAGCGCCTGCGCGATGCCGTCAACGCGCAGGTGCAGCAGGCCGTAAACGACTACAACCGCCAGATCGAGCAGGCGGGAACCAGTCATGAGGAAGCGGCGCGCCGGGCGTACATCAACAAAATGCTGTCCCAGCGGAACATGGAACAGGAGCTGGCGGCCAGCGGCGTGTACGGCGGCATGGCGGACAGCCAGCGGATCGCGGCGGAGGCCGACTATCAGAACGACCTCACCGACCTTGAGACACAGTACAACGACACGATGGCGCAGTTGCGGCAGGCCATCACGGCAGCCCGGCTGTCCGGCGACGCGCAGATCGCGGAGCAGATGGCAAACTATCTCAGCCAGGTACAAAGCGAGTACCGGAACTATCTGCAGGAGCGCATGGCTGCCCGCCAGCAGTCGGGCGGAGGCACCGCGAGCTATCAGTCCTACGGCGGAGGCGGGGTGGCCACGCAGGAGCAGGGCAGCGCCGCAGGGGCCGGCACCGGTCTAAGCAATTACAACGCCGTGAAAAACAACATCATGCTGTACGCCTCCCGCGGCATGACCGGCGTAGCCAACCGCCTTATCCAGCAGGCGTGGGGGCAGCTGAGCGCGGCACAGCAGAGTGATCTCGCGGCGACCATGAGGCAGAACGGCTGGACAAGCTGACAGGAGGGCTCTATCATGGCTAAAAAGTCTAAGACTATGACCATCGAAGAAGTGACCAAGCAGAACAAGGCAGGGGCGCGCAGTGCGTCCCTGCCCTCTGCGCTTCCTGCGCTGCAGATGCCGAAGCTGAAAACTCCGGCAAAGACATCGGGGACGCAGATGCCCGTGCTGGGGAAAACCACGTCCAAGGGCGTTGGCATCGTGCAGTCCGTGGCGAACGGATCCGGCACACAGAGTAGCGGGAGAACCACTGCACCGAAGGTGAAGACCGTGAAGCCGACACAGCAGTCGGCGGTGGACCGGGCGGCGAACATCCGCGCATTCGGCGCGGGCGACTACTCCGGCGGCGGAGAGCTGCTGGAAAAGACGTACAAGACCGCACGCGGTGCGGTAAAGGGCATCGGATCCTCCTATGCCAACATTGGCGGCAGCATCGTGGAGGGCATGGGCGACCTGCAGGAAACCATGCAGCGGGGGGAGTACGACAAGAAGATCCAGCAGATGAAGGACACCAAGGCCTTCTATGAGCAGGCCCTAAAAACCGGCGTCAACCCCAACACCGGCAAGAGGCTGACGGTGGACCAGAAAAGCCGGTACTACAAGGTACTCAACACGATGTACACCGACGGCAAGATCGCCGAGATGGAGAACGTCTACAAGGAGGCTACGGCGAGCCAAAAGGCCCGGACGATGGAGGTCGCCAACGCCGCCTTCGCCGCTTCGGACCGCCTGAAGGCCAGCGCCGACAAGGACGTGGCCGCCGCCAAGGAGGGCAGCGGCAAGGTGGGGCAGTTCCTTGTGGATCTGGGCTACACCGGCACGCAGCTCCTGGCCGACACGGCGGCGAACGCCATCGCGCCGGGTGCGGGCATGGTATCCATGGCCAGCCGTGTGTACGGCGACGCCTCCGCCGAGGCCCGGCGGGAGGGTAAGACAGCCGGGCAGCAGGCGCTTTCCGGCCTGAAGGGCGCCACAATCGAGGTGCTGACGGAAAAGCTGTTCGGCGGTCTCGCCAAGGCCTACGGCGCCGGTACGGCGGACGAGCTTGTGGAAAAAGTGGCCGACAAGCTGACCAAGACAGAAGCAGGCCAGCGGGCCGCTGTGTGGCTCATCAACTCCGGCGGTGAAGGCCTTGAAGAAGTCGTTTCCGACGTGTTGAACCCGCTGGCGGACCGGGCGCTGGGGCTGGACGACGGCACCGGGGCCATCTTCACAACGGACGACGCGGCGCAGATGGCCTATGATTTCCTGCTGGGCGGCACTATGGGGCTTATCGGCAGCAGCGGCCAGCTTCGGAGAGGTCGGACGGTGCAGATGCCGACGCTGGAGCGCACGCAGGATACCAGCACGGCGGAAATGCCGCAGTTTGCCACGGAACCGGCGGCACAGGACGCGCAGACGGCACCGGGCGTAAACTTTAACGCCGAAACGCAGAACGCCGCAGAGAGGCTTACAAGGGCCGATACAGAGACGGGGGAGATCACCATGCCGCGGGTGACGGACGCCGCGGGGAATACATACGCCCAGCGGCAGGCGGCGGCGACATTCAACGACGGCACCAAGAGCGACGCAGAGGGCGTTCTTGGCCTGCTGCGGTCCAACATCCCCGCCATCGAGGGCGTGGAGCCCGTGGCCGACGTGACCGGCCAAGAGGTGGGAAAAACCGGCAGGGCCACAGACCGGGTGTACAACTTCTTCCAGAGCATCGGCGGGAAGGTGCGCCGCGAAGGCTTCGGTGACGTGCTGTTCTCCAAAAGCCGGGTGAGAAACAGTGTAGTCGGGCACGGATCGGGAGAGGCAAAGACCCAACTGGCGGCGGCCGTACCCGGCGTAATAGAAAACGGTGTGCAGATCAACTACACACCGAACTGGAAGGGGAGAGGGTACGACAGCTATGTGTTTGCCGCGCCTGTGACCTATGATGGGAAACAGACCTATGTGACAGCCATCGTGACAAAGGATGATGCGAACCGCTATTATCTGCATGAGGCACTGGACGCGGAGGGGAATGTGCTTTATAAAAAAGCAGAGGGCTACGACGCCGCCTCCGATAGGCCCACGGCAACACCGCAGGACACTATAGCTGACATCGAGCCCTCTGTTGATAGTATAGCACAGACGGAGGGAGCTGTCAACGAGGTGGAGATGCCGGTGATAGGGGAGAGTGCACCGAGCGCATTTGTGCGGGACGGCAATATCATCCGGCGGGATACCTCTGAGGCGACGCCGGCAGATGCCATGACGTGGCAGGATGTGTACAACTACGAGAGCCGCAGCGACGCACCGGCAGAGGTGACACAGGAGCCTGTCTCCGCGGCAGACCGGGCGGAGATGGATGCCTATATGGACGCGCTGGCGCAGGATGAGAACATCCTCACAGATGATCCGTACACGCCGGCGGATGCCGTGTATGACGCGCAGCTCCGACGGCTGGCGGAGAGCGAAGCACCTCCGGCAGCAGAACAGGAGCAGGTCCTGCAGGCCGACCTCGACGAGCTGGCCAGCCTGTACGCCGACCAGGCGGACGTGATCGGCCGCAGGGAGTACCTGCAGGACGCGACCTCTGACATGGTCACGGACAAGACAACACCAAAAAAGCAGAGCAAGCGAGAGGCTGCCCGCGAAGCGTGGGACTTCTTCTACCGGAAGATGGTGGATGCCGGGCACAGCGTCACGAAGCTGTCTGAGGCGGTCAGCGATCCGTACCTGTATCAGTTCTACAACCAGGCACGGGCGTCGTCCTCTGCCGGGGTGAACATGATCACGGACGCCCAGACGGACGTGAGGGGCAGGAAGGTGGGGGGCAGCCTCAACGATGTGTTCTCGCCCATCCGCGCAAGAGGGGAGGACCTCTACCACGACTTCCAGCTCTATATGTTCGACCTGCACAACATCGACCGTATGAGCCTCTCCGAAGGAAAAGCGGAAAAGGTGCTGGAGGAGAAGGCGGCGCTGCGCGACTTCGACACCGAAAATCCGGACATCCGGACGGACACCGCCGCCCAGCTCCATCGGCTGACGGAGGATCCGGATCCGGACATCGCGGCGCTGGCGCGTGAGAGGGAGAGGCTGCTGCGGAATTTGGACAAGGCCGAGGCCATCCAGGACAAGCCGGTGTTCGACTATGAATTTTCCGCAGAGGACAGCCGGGCCCGCGCCGAGAAGCTGCTGGCGCAGCACCCGGAGTTCGCGGAGTACCAGGCACAGGTACGGAAGTACATCGACAACATGATGCAGTACCGGGTGGACAGCGGGCTTATGACACAGGAGAACGCGGACTTCCTCAAGGAGTTCTATCCCAACTATGTGCCCACCATGCGCGTGCAGGACAAGGACGCCGCGGGCCGGGGCCGGGATCTGAACGCGGTGCGTATCGGCAAGACGGTGGGCCGCGCACAGGGCGGCACGGAACGCCTGGTGCCGCTGCATGAAGCGCTGGGCAAGCAGACGATGAAGGTCGTGCGTGAGGGCAGTAAAAACCGCTTCGCGGACCGCCTGCTGCGCGACTATCTCCGGACGGGCGACACGGACGCGGTAAACCGCTACGTCAAGGAGGCGAGCCAGTACGAGCATGAGTTCAACCCGGAGACACTGGACGATGCCGCCATCGAGAGGCCCAGCAAGGACAAGATCGTCACGGCCTATATGGATGGCAAGCTGTGGGAAATGACGGTGGACGACACGTTGTTCGACGCCGTGAAAGCGCTGTCGCCGGACACGGCGGAGAGCAATAAGCTGACGCGCGTGGCCCGCGGCGCCAACAACCTGTTCAAGTCGCTGGTAACGGGCTACAACCCGACGTTCCTTGCCAGGAACGTGATCCGAGACCTGCAGACTGCGGGACTGAATACGCGGGACGCTGCGGCGTTTGCGCGGAACTATCCGCGGGCACTGGCGGAGATAAAGAACAACGGGGAATACTGGCAGCTCTACAAGGCGCTGGGCGGCGTCTACTCCTCCGTGTTCGACTACACCACCGGCACCATCAAGGAGCCGAAGGGACGGATGGGCAAGGTGATGGCGCGTGTGGAGGCGCTGAACATGGCGGCGGAGCAGGCCCCGCGTCTGGCGGAGTTTATGGGCGTCATGCAGGAGGCGGAGGCCGCAAAACAGCGCGGCGAAGCGGTAAGCGACCTCGCGGCCGAGGCGGACGCGCTCTATGCCGCCGCCGATATCACCGTGAACTTCGGACGCTCCGGCTCGCTGGGCAAGGTGCTGAACGCCAACTATGTACCCTTCCTGAACCCCGGCGTGCAAGGGCTTGACAAGCTCGTCCGGCGGGTGACGGAGACCAAGGGCGCAAAGGAGTGGGCCAAGCTGGCGGCGCGGGCCGTGGCGCTGGGCATCGCTCCGTCCCTACTGAACGCGCTGCTGTACCACGACGATGACGAGTGGGACGATCTGCGGGACAGCGACAAGGACACGAACTATATGTTCAAGCTGGGCAACGGCTACTGGCTGAAGATCCCGAAGGGACGCGAACTGTCCCTGCTGGGCATCACGGCGGACCGCGTGGCGGATGCGGTGAGGGGGGAGGACGTGGACATTCTCTCCACCATCAACACCATGGGCAACCAGGTCGCCCCGGCGAACCCGCTGACCAGCAACATATTCTCCGCGCTTATCGACTCGCAGCTCCTCAACCCGGACAGCCCCGGCCGGACGTGGTACGGCGGAGACATTGAGAGCCAGCGCCTGCAGAACTATGCACCGGGCGAGCGCTACGACAGCAGTACGGACGTGTTCTCCAAGGCCGTGGGCAAGGCGCTGGGCATCTCGCCGAAAAAGCTGAACTATGTGCTGGATCAGTACAGCGGCGTACTGGGCGATTTCCTCCTACCAAAACTGACACCGCAGGCCGAGCGCGGTATGTTTGAAAAGGCCTTCACGGTGGACGCCATGAACAGCAACCGCGTAAGCGGCGACTTCTACGACGAGGCCAACGAACTGAAGTATGCCAAGAACGCCGGCGACGTGGCATCCGGCGTGGTGAGCCGCTGGTGGAACAAGCAGCAGACCGCCTGTTCCGACCTGTGGAAACAGATCCGCGAGGTGGAAGCGTCCACGGAGCTGTCCGACAGTGAGAAAAAGCAGCAGACGCGAGAGCTGAAGGCCATCGTGACCGGCATCCAGAAAAACGCCATCGCGCAGGAAGACGTGTTCCGTGCCGCTGTGGAAAGTCACCTTGCGGCCGGAGAGGATGAGGACACCGCGTACCGCGAGGCCAACAAGGACTGCTTCGGCGCCGAGTACGCCCTGCAGGTATACAACAAGGATGTATACGAGAGGGCACAGGACGCGAAGCAGAACGGCGTGTCTTATGACGACTTCTATACATACTACTTCGGAACGAAGGGTATCAAGGCCACCAGCACGGAGAGCGCCGTATCCCAGAAGTTCGATTATCTACAGCAGTCCGATATCAGCAAGGAAGCGCAGGCGGAGATCTATTTCGCGGATATGGCCAGCGACAAGACGCTGCTCACGCAGGCTGAGCTGGAAATGTCTGCGGGGATCACGGCGACGCAGTATTACAATTACAAGGCAGCCACGTCGTCCATGAGCAAGAAGGCCGAGAAGCTGGAGGTCATCGCGGCCATGGATCTGACCTCCGAGCAGAAGGATGCACTCTATTACTCGGAAGGGTGGGCCGAGAGCAAAATCTATGAAGCGCCGTGGCGCTCCGGCAGATCCGCGGGCGTGTCTATGCCGGTGCTGGGCGGCAGCGGCGTGACCATGCCTGTGCTGGGTAGCCGGGAGAGCTCCGGCGTACAGATGCCGGTGCTGGGCGGCGGCACGGTGAAAATGCCGGTGCTGAAATGATTAAAGCCGGAGAGCTTAGGCTCTCCGGCTTTGCACTTTAAGACTAATTTCCCAGAACTGGCATTCGAACAACGGAACAGGAGGGGCACGCTCTGTACCCGTTGCTTAGGGCAAGCTCTGTATTGAATATCCAGTATCCGGCCGACAGGTCACATTTCGAGCAGGTGGGATCCCGGTGATACATACGGCCACCGGTAGGAACTACACAGGCGTTGTCTGCGTAAAGGGAGAGGGCGTCAAGCTCATCCCGTAGGCCCTTGACGGTGGACGTGAGGTTCGATATGCTGGTGCGCGCGTTGGCGTTGTTCTCCTGGGCGTCAAGCAGGTCTGCGCGGCACTCTGAGTAGGAGATCTCCCTCGCTACGCTGATGGCCAGCGAAGCAAGCAGCGCGACGGAGAGGATGATCACTGCGGTAGAGGGCCTGCGCCTGCGGCGTTTCTTCGGGGACACAGCGCGGCGCGGATCATAACCGCAATCGCAGGGGGAGCCGGAATGATTTAGACAGCCGCAAGCCGGACAGGTGTACCATGTGTCCGTGACAGGCTCGTCTGGCACCTCGGTATAATCGACGTCGACAAAATCCATAGCGATACCTCCTTTATGGCCTTAGAATAAACGAGACATCGGAATTTGTCAAATGCTATAGCAATTCTTGTCCACATTTTGTCCACATTTTTTCAGAAGAGCACAGAAAAACGTGGCAAAAAGAGGAAACGGGCAGAAAGCGACCATGTGGGAAAAGCCTTGTGGCACAAGGCTTACGGGGAAAATTTGATAAAACGTGGAAAGACATAAAAAATCAAAAAGGGCATGGGCAACAATCCTATGGTCGGCGCGACCGTGGCCGTGGCTGTTGCGGTGGCCGAGGCTGTGAAAGCCTGATGGTACAAGGGCTGCGGGATTTTCGGCAAAATTGTGACTTCCTAAATAACGGGCGACGAATAGGCCGAAAACCCGGTTTTGTCCACATTTTGTCCACATTTTTTCTGAACGTGGACAAGAAATAGGCGAGAAAAGAGCGCTGCCGCCGGCAGCGCTCTTTAATTTGCGGCATACAGGCTTTCAAGCTTTTTGGCCGTGTCGGCCTCCATCTGCTGCGTAAGGTGCTGGTAGATGTTGAGGGTGGTTTTGATATCCTTGTGACCGAGGCGCACCTGCACCGCTTTGGGAGGAACTCCGGCGAGGAGAAGCTCCGTGCAGTGCGTGTGCCGCAGCGAGTGATAGTCGAAGGAGGGACAAATGGCATCCGGGGATCGAACGCGGGATACCTTGCCGTTCTTCTGCACATTCCGCCAGCCGTGGATCACACGGCAGCACTCCTGCATGGTGCGCGGGCGGATAAGAGAGCCGTCGTCATTGACGTTGATCATGTGGATCTCCGTGCCGATGCCATCGGTGTTGAGTGTAAATGGGGGGACATCGTCCGCGGAGCTGCGTGCCGGGGTGATATATTGCCGTTGGAAATAGGAACCATAGGAGAGCTGCGCCTCCCGCTGGTGCTGCCGGGTACGTCGGAGCAGCGCCAGCGTTGCGCTGTCCAGCTGGATGGTGCGGTAACTGTCGTACTTCGGGGGAGCGAAATACAGCTCATCCGGAGAGCGCCTGCGTTCCTTCGGCGAGGTATCGCCGCCTCCGGGGCGGTATTGGATCTGACGGTTGACAGACAAGGTGGCAGCGCCGAAGTCTACGTCCTCCCACTGCAGGGCGAAAGCCTCGCCGAGCCGGAGGCCGCAGCGGTAGCCGAGAACAAGCGGGATGTGCATGGGATGCCCCTCCGGGAAGCGCTCAAATATCCGGCAAATGGTATCGGCGTCCAGAACGCCCCGCTGCTTAGTGCGCGTCTTTAGCATGGGCTGCGCTCCGCGCCGGGGGAGTTCGGCGTCCGGCACGGGGCTATTCTGGATAAACTTCATCTTTTTGGCGTATTTCATGGACTTGCTGAGGATGCCCTTTACACCCGCGATGGTGTTGCGGCTGTATCCGCGGTTGAACAGGTCGTCGATGAGCGCCTGCACAGAGGCGGTCTGGAGCGCAGATATGGGGTATTTGCCGATGGCGGGGACGATATGGTTCTTTATCTTCTTGCGGTAGTTGGTGAGGGTGGTATCTTTGAAGTTGGAAACACCGTAATTATCCAGCCAGTAGTTGAGGAAATCGGCCACGCTCATTTGGGACGGAGTGAACTTTAGACCGGAGTTCCGGTATTCCTGCCAGGCTGTCATGCCGGCGGCGTATGCCTCGCCGGCGGTATCGAAGCCGCCGCGGGAGATCCACTGCCGCTTGCCGCCGACGGACGCGGACTCGAAGCGGTATTCGTATTTCTTGCCTCGCCGGCGGGTAAGCACTTTACTGCCCATCTTTGTCACCTCCCGGATCGTGACCGATGAAAACGGTGTGGGATCGCTTCGTATACCGGGAAGACATACGAAGCAGACAGTGGCCCATGATGCAGGCGGCCGCGATGACCAGAAGCAGAATAAACCACGCGGCAAGCGAGATGTTGCCGCCGATGATAAGTCCCGCATTTGGGAGGCGAAAGTCCCAAATTAGATACCAGACTACAGCAAAGAACATAAGCGAACAGACGGTGATAAGCGAATAGGTACGCCGCGTCAGTTCGGAGCGGAGAGCATCGTTGCTATCCCGCAGGCTGCGGATCTCGCCATTGCGGTCCGCCAGTTCCAGCTCAAGGGCACGGATCCGCTGCTCCAGCTCCGCGCGCTGGCGCTCCGCCTCCGGCTTGACCGCGCCGAACATCTCATCGATGGACAGACCCAGCACGCGGGCCAGCGCCGCCGCCTGCACGATGGTAACGCCGCCGTTGCCGCTTTGGGCGTTGCGGACGGTGGAGTAGGGAACGCCGGAGCGATCGGACAATTCTTCGTTGGTGAGGCCGCAGCGGGCTCGCGCCATGCGGAATGCTTTGGGGTATGCGCGGATGTATGGGGATAACTCGTCAATAACGGACATAGTGCTCCTCCTTACATAAATTACCCATATTGGGTAGCAATTCCCCAAATTGGACAAATTTTTACCCGAATATAGGTAGGAAAAAATTGAGAAAAAACGCGAATTGTTAAAATAGGGCAGAAATTGTCAGGATAGCTCATTGACTTTTCGTCTACGCCGGCAGCATAATGAATACAGAAGGAAGCAGGAAGCCGGACGTAAAGGGGAGAGAAATGAGCTTAGATGACAGGATACTGGAAAGGTTCCAACTACTGACAGAGGACGAGAAGATCCTCATCCTCGTTGGCTTAATAGAGTCTCTATCTGGGCCAGCAGCAGACGCTTCTGATCCTCGGTCAGACAGCGCAGCAGCTCGATCAGCTTGACATCCAGAGGGGAAAGACCGTCGCCGGCCAGGGCGGCGGTTTTTTCTGTTTTTGCTAACTGTGCGAGGGCGGAAACGCGCTCATAGTCAAGAGCTATCCGGGGATCAATCCCTCGGTGAACAACAATTTTTAATCTATCCGCAGGGGACGCCCGCCAGTAATCCTCTAAAAGGTCGTCGGCCTCCCACAGGTTGATGGGGATGGAGTCTGTGATAAGATATTTCAAAGGGACCTTGACAGCGTCGGCATATTTTGCGGCTGTTGTCACTTTGGGGATGCGCTCGTCTTTTTCATAAAGGCTCACAATTTGCTTTGTGGAGCCAACAAGGTCGGCAAGCTGCTGTTGGGACAGACCGAGTGCCGACCTGCACAGTTTAAGTTTAGTTCCAAAACTCATGATTACACCTCCGAGATAATTAAAGCACAGTTATCAAACAGTGTCAACAAGAAAATGACGCGCAAAATATTTTCGCAAAATTATCAAACAATAGTTGACAACGAGGAAGTTCGGTGATAGTATAATGGCAAGTCAACTAAACGATGACCATGAAAACAAGGAGGGTAGCGACTTATGAATGAACTGCGCGGCATGATTTATACGCGCTTCAAAACAGAAGCGGACTGCGCCAGACAGCTTGGCTGGTCGAAACAGAAGCTAAACTACATAACCAACGGAAAACGGATGCCAGACATTAAGGACACGGTCGAGCTGGCCAATACATTGCAGGTTGATGTGGGCTCACTCATCTCTATTTTTTTGGCGAGAGAGTCAACTAAACAATGACTTATGGCGTAAATAAGACCGCGCCCGGAGGGACGCGGTCGGCAGGGGACTATTTCTTTTTCTTCCGGGAACGCATGGCCCACTCGTAGATGACGACAGGGATCGCAAAGGCGATGACAGTCTCCACGATGCCGAGCCAAAACTTAGTGCTCGTAATGAGCAAAATGAGATCGCCCCATGTCGAGGTGGAAGCCTTGACCGGTTCGCCGGTATCAGCGTCATTCCGCAGCACGGGCATTTCAACGTAGCCGGAGTCGCTGCCGTCGGATGGCCGACTGTCAGCACCGGTGCGGTCATCGAAGTTGTATGGGCACTGCCTGTTGTAATGCTGGTGGGCCTTGTGGCCGTGGTGGTAATGGTATTCGCCGGTAGAACTGTCGTAATGGCCACCGGCGGCATCGGTGCCTCCGGGATGAGCGAGAGCCACCGTGCAGCAGAGAAGCAGCGCCAGGAGCACTGCAAGTAGTCTTTTCAAAGTATAGCACCTCCCCTTTGAGCAAGTATAGCACGGCGGCGGGGCGGGCGCAAGAGAGGAGGGCAGGACATGACGAACATAGAACAGCTGCCTCGGCTGTTGACGGTGCCGGAGGTGGCGAAGCTGCTGGGCGTCAACCAGGGGAAGGTACACGAGCTGCGGAAAAGCGGTCTGCTGCCCTTCCTGAAGCTGGGTGCCTACAAGTGCCGCCCGGAGGCACTGGAGGAATTCTTAGCGAAATGGGAGGGCTGGGACATCTCAAATCCCTATCAACCGTGCGAAATGAACCCGGCGGAGGCCGGGGGCAAATAATCAACAACAGGAGGAAAACAACATGAAGCATGAGACTTTGACTATTTGGAGCGCGGAGGACTTTGCCCGCCCGGAGAAGCTGGCGGCGCTGCGCGTGGGCGACGAGGTCGCCTTCCAACTCAAGAACGGAAAAGATGCCGCCTTTGTGGTGGCGGACATCGCCGACGGCGTCCTTACCGGCTGCCTTTTTAAGGGCGTGCGGGACATGGCCATGTATGACGGCCGACGCTGGTGGAACACGGACTATGTGAACTACCCGGAGAGCGACGCCAGAGAACGCCTCAACGAGGAGCTCCTGCCCCTGCTGCCGGACGAGCTGGCGGCACTGTTGGTGGAGCGCACCATCACCCAGACGGTGGACGGCGAGGTGTACACCTGCACGGACAAGCTGTGGCCCCTGTCCGCGGTGGAGGTGTTCGGCAAGGACGCGCCGGACTGGATGCAGCGGGACGACACGCCGGACAAGCCCCTGCCGTTCTTTGCCAAGAGCCAGAGCAACCGGAAAGCGTACCTGTGGTTTGCCTGGCTGCGCTCGCCGGATGCCAGCGGCAGCGGCAGTTTCTGCCTTGTGACCACGTCGGGCACCGCGACCACCACCTATGCCAGCTATTCGCATGGCGTGGCCCCCGGCTTTCGCGTCGGCATCAAGGCCAAGACGGCGGAGCCGGCGCAGGACTGATCGAAAAGGCCATCCCCCGGCGCAAGCCGGGGATACGAAAGGAGCAGAGCATGAACAAGAGAAAGAGCCGCGGCGCCAAGTTCGCCGAAGGGGAGCAGGCGGTGTGCCTCACCCCGGCGGCTGCGGAGAGAAACGGCGGGCACCCGCCCGTAGGCACGGTGCTCCGGGCCACGAAGCGGAACGGCGCGTGGGCCTACCAGGTGCAGGTACGGGACACGGACCGCATCGAGACCTGGTCGGAGGACACGATGGGGAGGCTGACGGTATGAGCGCCTTCGGATGGATATGCGCCTATATCGGCGCGGCGTGGCTGGCCGGAACGGTGCTGAAATGCGTGGAGGCGCTGGGCCGGTGACAGAGACACGGATGGAACGGAACCGGCGGGCGCGG